TCCTGCTCTGCCATCATCTGTGAATGTCGCAATCTTAACCGTAGAGTTTAGGAGATTGCCTATGAGCTGTCTGTGGGTTAGTTCTTCAGCAGATACACTGATAGAGAAACACAACAAAAAGGTCGCAAGAATGTGTTTCACCATCCGCTGCCGCCTCTACCTCGGAACCTTCTATTTTGTGCTGTAGTATGTGGATCATATGCTCTTGCAGGCATTCTGTTTACGATTGTGTAGTTTGTATTTGAGTTACTACTTGAACTGGTTACATTAGTAGATGCATCAGTTACACCGAAACGTCTTGGCATACCACTTGGTCGATTATAAAGAGCATTAGCAGCCTGAGCAGTTGTAGGTGGTGGTGCTACAACCGATGAATGGGGACCCTGTGAACCAGGCTCTGATGATACATTACTTTGTATAATTTGTCCTTGAGCTGTAGCTTCTCGTTCATATTGAGGTGCCAGAATTCGAGCGGCCTCTCTTGCATCTTGGCCATGTAACCACAAGTTACCATTCTCATCAGGTACGGCCCGATCAGCCAAATCATCATGTCCCATTTCTCGCAGTTTTTCTATCGGTGCGCCACCTATTGAAGTTTCGTCAGCGGCTTCCATGCCCCTCATTGCACTTGCTGTTTTACTTTTCTTTTTTCGTTCAGCAACAGCTGCGTCTATATCAGTAGCTGACTCATCTCTTGGAGCAATTCCTGCCGCACCAGCACCTGCTTTTCTCTGAGCTAGTTGAGCTTCAATAAACTTTTTATCATCCTTACTAATGTCGTCATCATCTAAAATAGCCTGGAGTTGTGCAGTAGGAGCATCTTTAACCTTACTCCTATCAACTTTACTATCACGCATCGAGCCATATCCTATTTCTTCATATAAACCAGATTCGACTGCTTTATCAAGAGGATCACTTTCTCCCATTAACCATTTTGCCACTTTATCTGGAAGGAAACTCGATAATAGACCGGCCCAATCTATATCAAATATATTAGCAAAGAAATCACCTATACTATTCATACTCTCCTGGATAGGATTCCAAATCCAACCTAAAATACCCTCTGGGAAAGTTTCATTCCATTTGGTTGATATCGCATCAGCCATATTACCCAATTTTTCACCAATCCAAGAGAACACCGCACCAAGAGTATTGTCCCAAATCCAACTTAGAATACCATTCGGGAACCATTCTGCCCATTTGGCTGATATGGCTTCACCTAGATCAGAAAGTTTTTCGCCGAACCATGTAAATGCTGCACCAATTGTATGATCCCATATCCATCGTGCAACATTTCCTATTCCTTCCCACAACTGAGCCAATGCTGCTACAGGATCAGTAAATACTAACTTAATCCAATCTACAACCGCGCTGATAGCATCTCTTATAGGATCAAAATATTTCTTTGCCATTGCTTCACCATCTACACCAAACAAATCCAATATTGAGGTTAACATATTTCTAGCAGTGTCCATAACATATGTGCCTAAATCTTCAAAAACTCCTAGAATAGCAAATATCTTTTCTTTGAAACTCATATCGCCCCAACCTTCAAACCGGGCAACTATATTATCAGCCAAATCTCTTATAAGGTCTAATTGTACAAGAAAAAAGTCAATTACAGTAGGAAGACCAGTGTTCATAACCCAATCTTTTACCTTGATAGCAATAGGCATAACAATATTCTCTACAAAATCTGATATTGCTGGAAACAAAGTATCTACAAGCCAATCTTTTATTTCTCCTACCTTTTCTTTTATAGGTTCCCAAAACTTCATGGCCAGGCCGAGGAGTACTGAACCAAGGAGTAAAATAAGCATAGCTTTCCATTTCAAAAACTTCTTTACAATTCTACCTATTGCTTTAAATGCTTTTCCTAGTTTACCAAATATGCCGTCACCGGACGGAGCCTCTCCATCATCATCACAACTAGCATCTCTAGTTTCTAATGCCTTTTCTGTTGCTACTGACGAATCAACTTTAGATTTCTTTCTAGCTGCATTTTCTTTTAGAGCCTCTGCATGGATATCTTCTGTTGTTTGCCATGTATCCTTATGCAGACGAAGCATATCTATCAGTATTTCTTTAATCTCTTTGAGTACGTCTGTTTCTGATCCACCAAGCAACTTACTGACTACCGGAATATTCATGTCGCCAGCTTTTTCTAAAAGTTGCCCAGCGGCCTGTTGTTTTACAGCACCACCAATAGTTTCAGTTGTAGATGCAGGTCCACCCGCTATTGTTTCGGTATTTTTCTTTACCCCACCAACAAACGGCTTCATAAACATCATGCCAAGAGTTTTTACAAAATTTGGCGCCCTATTTAAAAAGCCTGTTATGGGTGCTAGTATGTCATTTCTAAGTTGTTTTCCAAGATCAGCAAAAGACATCTCGCGAACAGTTTGTCGCATAGATTTCTCATACCTTTCCTGTTCCTTTCGAAGTTTAGCAGTTTCTTTTTTGAGTTTGCGAACCTGCTCACCTTCCTTAGAACGAGATTCTTCTAATTCTTCTTGAGCTTTTACTAATTCTTCTGTTGCAGCCGTTAATGACATTTACTTTTTACTCGCTGCGGGTTTATGTCCACTACCGACATATAAACCAAACCATGCGGCACCGGCACCTACGATTGTAGATATAAACGCTGCCTGTGCATTGGTTGGATCAGGTAGTCCCATAAACCATTGTGTTGACATCCAAAACACATAACCATAAGCTATCATCAATAGTCTAGGTATCAGTCTCAGAGTATCCATGAACCCTGCTGTCTGATTGTACCATGTCTTACTCTGGTCAAACCCCTGTATCACCAGAAAGTCCGACTTATCAACTTCGTATGTTTTCTCTGTTACTAATACTTGCGTGTCTTTATCAGCCATATTATCTTCGTGCTTCAGCTTTTCTTTTTTCCTCTTCTTCTTTCAAATAATTCATTAACATAGCAACGTAAACTACTCTTTCCCACGGTATCATATGTTCTAAATCATGGTATGAATACTTGTGATGTTGCATCAAACCAAAATTTAGTTTTATATGATTTTCCAAGTTATCGTGAGAAAGAGCTATGAGAAAAAACTTTGCATTCCCTCCAATGTTGTTTTTAATTTCTTTTTCGTTTTAGGATTAGTATATTCCACATCATAAGATAGTCTTGGCATACTTGTGAAAAACTCTTGAATTTGTAAAAATTGTTCTGTGTTTAAACTATCTAAAAAAGTGTCTAAATCTTTCTGTGTAAAATCTCCCCTTTCATGTATTTCTTCGCCGTGATAAACTCTCTTAACGCATCGGCCAATTAACTGAAAAACCTCTGCAGCATTAGCTTGACCCAAGTCTTGTACCGTTTCAAAGGTAGGATAATCCATTTCTACTTTGATGGCATCAGTTAAATCAATAATATTTTTATGACCTTTTTTAAATTTTACATTTACCTTGTCTAAAGGAATTTCTACCGGAACGTATGTCTCGTTATCATCTGAACATAAAATATTTACATTTGCTACTTCACCCACCGATTTGGATCGTATTCTTAAAAAGATATACTCCAAGTCAAACATAGGTATAAAAACTGAATCTACTTTTTCAAATGTGCAATTATTAACAATCTGTCTGACTGCTCTAATCATTGCACCTTCATCTTCTTCCTCCATAGCAATTAGAAGTATTTTTTCCTCTTTAACTAGAAAAGGTCTATATGTTATTTTCTCCTTCGTTGAAGGTACTACCAACTCATAGGTTGGTGTATTAATTACTGGTAAACTCATAATATTATTCTCATCTCCTCATTATGTTATTTATTTCCGCCAGTCCCCTTTCTGAGAAGCAACACTCTCCCTACCAGCTCCATCCCCAAAGGGATTAGCTGAAGTTGACACTGGTTGAGCAGGACTTGGAAAGAATGCTTGATCTGCCGGATTTGGCACTGGCTTCCCAGGTGAAAATGTCTCATCAATAATTGGCGGATGTCTATCAGAGGCCCTAATTTGTCTTTCGGTACGCTCTTTCTCGCTAGGTTTAGATTTGGGTTCCTGATATGGTGCAGAAACAAATGGTGGTTTTTGATATGTGGGAGGAATATTAACACTATCCCACCATCTAAAAGCAAATTCTATTGTAACTGTTTGATATGCTCCATTAGCACCGTAAGAATATTCCTGACCATTAATTGTCTTTGGATAAGCTTCATAAACAGTTACTTTATAACTATCTTCTTCTTTTCTATCTAGGGAAATCAGCTCTATATTACTTATATATTCTTTGTAAAATCTAGCCTCCCAACTTTCTTTATTCACCATATGATCCTGCCAGTTTTCAAAAAACTTTTTCTCTGGTTGACCCGTTGTACATATAAAAGTCATAGAAAAGGGACCATATGTAAATGCGTGTGCAACTTCTCTCTGTGGTCCATATCGTAATAAATCTGTTGATGCTCTAAGATTTTGCCCGGGAAAACTTACAGATTCAGCCATATACTCAACATACCTATTTCTTCCAACAGGTGGCTTCAATATTTTAACAGTATATTTGTTAGGACGAGCTACATCTACACTTCCTATTCTATTAATAAAATCCTTAATCATACTATCTTCTGCCTCGTTTCTCTATAAACCATATTTTTATTTACTGATAGTTTTGATCTATATTCTCCTGTATAAAACCTTTCTACTGGCAACAAAACAGCTATGAGCATATCTTCTATTGATAGTTTTAGAAATAAAGATTGTACATAACGAGCTTTATATCTTCTAACTATAGGTCTTACCTTATTATAACTTGAAATTGATCGCCAAGTCATATCTAATTTTTCATTAGAACTATCACCAAACGCCTCTACCAAAGTATTAAGTAACTTGACTCTTAAAGGTATTGACAGATAGTGAAAGTTTATGCCAGTAAAACCATCTCTATGTTGCTTAACAGGGATTGACAAAGGAAATATATCATAATAAGATAATTTCTCTGCTGTTTTAGGTCTATATGCAAACAGATTCATCATGCCATAATTAGGTCTGGCTGTTGTATTTCCTTCCCTTTCGCCTACTCTAATATGTTGCCTAGCTGTCATATCAGTACCTCCCAATGAAGTAATTTTACCACGATACCACCTAGTAGATAACTCTCTACCTTCAGCAGACTGTTTTATGTCATCGAATATACTCACAGGAATATTTATCTAATTCATATGATGTCTTGCTACTTGAACTAAACTATCATATTCTGGTAATTCTTTATTTGTATTCCTCATAGTATTAGAAAGTTCCATGGTTGTTGTATAAGGAATTTTTTCACCAAATATTATATGATGAGCAACTTTGGTTATCATCCAAGTATTATTATTTCTATCTTCACCATATAGATCCCTAGAACCTTCTAAGCCAGTTTCTTCTGGATCACCAGACCCCAAACCTATCTGGGGAAACTCTGCTTGAGCCATCTTACCTACCTGTAATCCAGATATACCATACATCAAACACTGCACCCTTTCATAATTTAGCATATGGTTTAACTGTAGCCTTCTCGTTAAACTATGTTCTGGTGATGATTTACGCCAAGGATAGTCTGCACGTTTTGTGTTGCTATTAATATTTGATACAGATTTTGGTGATGAACTAGAATAAGATACATTAGAGTCAGGCCATTCTGATATTTTTCTCCATTGTGGGTCGGGTGGCCAAAATACGGGTGTCTTTGATGCGTGAGAATATGTATTTTCTTTTAAGTGTTTTAAATAATCACTTTTATAGATATCATATGATTTTGTAAATCCATTATGTCTGATATCTGTACCACACCAAGAACCATCAGCCACTGATAACCATTTATCGCCAGTTGTTACAAATTCAAAATTTAAACTTCTCAACATTCTAGCAGGATAACCGGTGATTTCGGGAGAAAAAGTACTTCCTTCTGCACCAGATGTTGTAGCAGAATTGTTTAGTGTGAATACTAAATCTCTAGGTACAGCTCCTCTTGCCCCCTTAGATGCTTTAGAAATTATACTTTCTCGTTGTAATGGTACAAAGAACCAACCACCATCACTTTGTATTGGCCTTCTAGCACTTTCAAAAAATATATAATCAGCATGAACACCTTTAAATAAATTTTCAGCAAACGCTGGTTGAGGACCATCAACCCCAATACTTGTTGGACATCTAGCTTTATCTGTAAGAGATAAAATAAAATCAAACGGTCTCATACTAGGTATAACAAAATGATGAATATCAGTTGTATCTGTTACTGTTAAAGGTTTCTTATGAACACCTAAATCATCCCACATAACCTGCTTTACAATATCACTAATAGTTCCTTGATAAGTTTTAGAAATGCGGATTCTATCATTGGTTATCATTTCAGTAGAACAAAAATGTAATCTATATTCTAAAGCTGATTGTGTTGTTATTCCCTGTGATGTTATTGGTGATGTTATTTCTTCTATCTTATGGATATATAAGGGTGCATCCTGACTATAATCGACTGCAAAATTTTCTTGACCGGCTTCGCTAGAACCCGCTGTTTCAAATTTTAGCCATAAAAGTTCTTCACCAAGTATTAAACCATTTCTAATAAGATTAATATTATCCATTAACTGTATCCAACCAGTAATTCCTACTTGTTCAATATCCTCAAACATATGAATTTCTGTTACTAGCTCTTGGATATCATACTTAGCATCATCACCGTGTTGTATCTCACACTTTACCAAGTTAACCTGTCCTGGTGCTGGTGTATTGCCGGCTTCTGTTGATGTTTCAGAAATAGCTGTGAGGCTATTTAAAATATTAATCGCCATTGTTTAAGCTTGTTGGAAGGTTATTTGGTTTTTGAAGTCAAAAAGAAATTGACCCAGATAGCCTGGTTGTAAAAGTATTATTTGTTTGCGAGCGTCATTTAATTCTTGTTCATACTCAAAATTTGTAATGGGAGTAGCAGTTGGTACATCAGCAACTTCTACTTTAACTTTAACAACATCATTTCCTGATGATTGAGATGTTTCATAATGATGTATAGCATTTGGGTTTGTATATTTGTCTTTCACATATTTTTGCAAAACACTCATAGACATTGGCCATTCATAATATCTGTCATAATATTTGTTAAACATCAACACTATCCAATGGTATTCAGCTTTGCCATACATATCAAGTGCTACTGATTCTGGTGTTTCCCATTCATAAACATCATATTTGGAAAATAAAGAATTTCTATCCCTTACGGATTGTCTTATTGCAACCCTGGTCAAAATATCAGAAACCATTTGCGGATTACCATCACCGGTTACATCATATGATAGTGTTGGAAAGTTTTTAAAATACATAATTAATATCCTGCAGCTAAAGATTTTGAATCTTGTAGTTGTAATTCTTTAAATGCTAATGTGAGATTAACTTGTACAGGAGCATCCATCCCATCAAATGTAGTAAATCTTTCTCCGCCATATGTTACATTAATACTAGTTAATGCACATTTACCAATTTTATTCATATACTGATTTTCACCTCTTGGTGTCATATACTTAATACCAAATGCTTTGGGCAATCCGTAAATACGAGCAACACTACCGGGTCCTTTAGATTCTGGTGATGAATTAATTTTAAAGTAATCAACAATATCTTTGATAGTAAAAACATCTTCCTCACTTAAAGGCATTAAAGCAAAATTAAATGAGAAGGTTCTATATGCTGGGCCACCATACACAGCAAAACTTTGGTCAAATACGGCTGTACCCGTTGCCTGACCTAGCGCTCTATTGCCGATAGCTTTACCAACATTGCCCAGTAAGCCACCAGCAGCTATAGTTTTACCTTCCTTACTTAGTTTATCTGATACAGCAGTTATAGCCCCTTCAAGACCAGCAGTGTGGCCGCGACCAGGCGGGCCAACAGGAGCATTATAAGCTTGTTCTATTTCTTGTGAGCTTGTAATAAGACCGGACATTACGAAACCAGCTTCTTGTGTATCCCAACCTTGTTCGTATGTTGCTGTGGGATTGCCCGGAATGGGAAGTGCCACCGATGCGCCTTCTTCACCAAAACTATTATCAGAACCACTTGCACCCACTGTACCTTTTATAGCAAATGTGGTAAACATCATATAATGTGAATGTTCAGATGATATTCCTAAATCTTTTGGAAATTGCATTACATCAGTAGGTTTTATTCGCTTAGGTCCAGCACCCCTACCGACACGTCCAGTTGGTGGAATATTAGGTATAGGCATACCACCATGAGGATTGGGTCTACCTGGATTAACTGCTGAAGGAGCGCCAGTAACCATGTCAGCAACTGTAGCTGTGGCTTGAAAATGTGTATTTGGATTATTCCATGGAACAGGTTGTGATGGCGTTGGAACATAAGACATAGCAATATCTGCTATAGGGTTACCAGTTTTCATAATAGGTATATTACCTATATGCTTTTGTACTGTTTTATTAGCTTCTTTACTAGCATAGCTACTGGCTATACCACCAGCACCAGAAAGTAAGCTTCCAAAGGTGCCTCCGGGTGCAGGATCATAACTCGCTGCAAACACACCTGTTGGTAGTTTTCTGCCACTTGCATATAATGCCATATTAATATCCTCTATGTCTAAATAGTATAACTATTTATATGAAAACTAAAAAACATTCTAACTCTAAACGCAAGCCTTACAAAGGTCGGTTTACACCCACTGACCCCGGTAAGTATAAAGGAAACCCACGGAATATCATTTATCGTTCCATGTGGGAACGGCACTGTATGCTTCATTTTGATAGAAACATAAATGTGTTAGAATGGGCAAGTGAGGAAGTGGCAATACCTTATGTGTCACCGTTAGATGGTGAGATACACAGATACTATCCCGACTTCTGGGTAAAGGTTCGTCGTGGTGATAGTCACGTTATCAAACTGATTGAAGTAAAACCAGAGAAACAACTACGACCACCTAAACCAGGCAAACGCAAGACTAAAGGTTACCTGTATGAGGTAAGGGAGTTTGGTAAGAATAGTGCCAAGTGGAAGGCAGCAAAGAAATACTGTGACAAACGTGGTTGGCAGTTTGATGTTTGGACAGAAAAGACAATCGGACTAGGATAAAAAAAGACCCCGCCGAAGCGGGGTCTCGGTCGCAGTTGCCTTACGACTCATCTGCTAACTTAGCAAAATAATCCAAGGTTTCATCGTCGTCAGTCGTTTCTGGCACAACAGCCTCAACAACTGGTTCTTTCTTCTTGGGAGTAAATGTCTCAACAGTACCCTTTACTGATGTGCCAGTAAGGACTTTGTTAAGTTTTTCTTTGAGTTCATCATAAGTCTTGAACTGGTCTGGGTTAACAAACTCTTGCAGACTGTGAAGTTTCTCATTATACAGTGTTTCCAGGCGAGCATCGTCACCTTCAAACAACTGTGATTTTGAATCAAACTCTGATTTGTCATAGTTCCAATAACCATCAACTTTACGAATCTTGAGTTTGAAGTTAGCACCATCCCAAAGATCAAATGGATTCAAAGGGATTTCATCATCAAATGCCGGATTCATGGCTTCGGTAATCTTATCAAAGATTTTCTTGCCATAACGGAACAACCGGACAGTACCATCGTTCTCGGGGTGCTTGGGGTCACTCACAACTAGGACGTTGGAGTAATACTTTAGGATACGTTTCTGTTTACGAGCAATATCCTTATCTGCTTCACTACCACTGTTCCACAATTCGGTGTTGTATTCAGACACAGGGTCATTCTTACCGATAGTGGTCAGGGAGTTTTCAATGTACCAACCACCGGGACCATTGAAAGCATGATTCCAAAGACGGACCCATGGCAAATCTTCACCAGCAGGTTGTGGGAGAAAACGCAACACAGCATAACCGTTGCCGGTTTTGTCTAGGTCAGGTTTCCAGAATCGGTTATCTTCAAAAGAAGAACCGGAGGTGGGGTTTTCGATTTTTTTCAGTTCTGCCTGTAAGGCATCGAAAGAACCAGATTTCTGTTTAAGCTCTGCAAAGCTCATATCGTATCTCCTGTATTATTCATATGATCGTATGTGGTAAAACTTCTACCACTATTATTTAGTATACTATGAAACTGGGGTTTTGTCAAGGGTATAACCAAAGTATTTTAAATCTTTTTTAAATAGTGTTGAGACTATTTCATATGTTTTTTGATTATAATATTCGTGATATGGTTTCTTCCACGAACTATTCAATCTCTTTAGTGGGTTGTGTTCTATCTTTGTCATGTAGCATAACTTCTCCCAATCTTTATCCATCTGTTCGTACTTACCTATCCAGTCTACCATCAGTTCGTTTCTGTGATTGGATAGGTAATCGTACTGACATCCCCACCGTGATACTAAACTCTTTCTGGTGGCAACTTCTTTGATGACCCATTGTGTGAAGTCTACATTCTTAGGCCATGCAGACACTACAAGGTCATAGGGGTTACGAACAAACGATGCCTTGAAGTAGTCTTGTTGCCAAAATACCGTGTGCCTACACTCTTGTACTGGTCTGTGTTGTATTCTGTCTATGTGGTGTAGTGGTTGCCATCCACCAAATGTTTTATTTGGTTGTGGTGGTTCTACAAAGGGACTTACATACTTCGCCAACTCATACGTCATTGATGAGCCGCCGGTCTTTGGAATGTGGAATACTATAAACTTATGTGAATCACTAACGAGCATTAGTCACCATAATTCTTTATGTTGAGGTCGTCACAAGGCCAGAAGTAACCACAAGGCATTTCTGGTTTCTCTACACAACTCATATAAGTCCTCATAGAACCATCTTCGGAATCTTTCATCATTACTTTGTATCTAGAACTGTAAAAATTCCAAGTGCGTTTCTTCTCTATGAAATCTGGTAGAAAGATTGTTTCCATATAACTATGGCATCTGTCTAGGGAGGGGAAATGTTTATCTACTATCTCCATACCAATCGAACCCGATTGTGTTATTGTCAGATAGATTAAAAAGAATATGCTATTCATCTTCGTCACTCATCTTGCCGATCTCATGGTCAATTATAGCCTGAGCAAATGCTTTAGGTGATATCTCACTTTGAACTGCGGCAATAATAAATTCGGCCATCTGTATTTCTTTCTCAAGCCAAAACTTCTTTCTTTTCAAATCTTCTAGACGAGCATTGTAGTCATCTAGTTCTCTTTGCTTACGGACTTTATTTTCAATGATATCCGTAATTGATATGATTTTACTTTTGTCCATGATAAAATTGGTATTAGGGGAGGTGGCCACCTCCCCATATACCGTTAGTCAAACTTATTAGTCCTTCTTGGTGAAGATCCAATAAATGACGCCAAGAGCAACTAATCCAACTAGTCCCTGACTGCCTAGCGATGCCACTAGACCTGTTATATTCCCGATGACATCAACGGGAAGGAAGATCAAATCTGACCCAAATAGTACCTGTAGCACTACTGCAAGGGCGATAAGACTTACTGCAACTTCAGAAATCTTATTGATCCATCCTTTTACGCTTGTAATAATATCAGCCATTTTGGTATTACCTCCTTTTTGGTTGATTTATGAAATCCTCTCATACATTTCCTTCTGGGTTATGTAGTTGAGGTTCGGAATGCCTATCCATTCCTCTATTACACGGTTAACCCTGTCATTGTTTGATATAGGTTTGGGGTTAACTTTGTAATACTGTATGTGTGGGAACTTTTCAAAGATTAATCTATGCTGTTGTATCCAGTTCTCAGGGGGTATTTGATCCCCTTCTGAACTTATGTAACAGTCTGTTCCCTTGTACACATTGTTTGCTTTTTCATTTTCTGAGTATAAATCCATACCCAGCAAATAAATCTCCTGTGTTTGTTCTTGCATTGACGCAAAGAGATTACATAAAGCACCCGACGAAAAACCATAGTCAGTATTACCCGGCAATGATTCTGTCTTGATTACTTTATCTTCTGGTGCGACCCATGTTATCCAAAGGCCTGCCCTTTTATCTCCTAATACTATGTCAATGTTTTCTGGATTG